ACTCTTCGTCTAATGAGAGACTCCTTTGGACAAAAAGATAAACCATCAAAACATGGCACTAAATAATGTATACGGAGGTAACTAAAAATGGAAAATATTGAAGCACATATTGAAAAGGACAAAAAGATTCTAGAAGACCCCACTATTTCTCCTCAGCAGCGTCGTCATATTGAGGGAGAACTAGTAGAACTTGAGAGTTATCATGAAAATCATCCAGAGGATACTCATGACCCCACTCCACTTGAACTTTTTTGTGATATGAACCCAGATGCACTTGAATGTAGAGTATATGAAGACTGAGTGATATGGACCAGTTATTATCTCAACTAATTCCAACTCAACGTATTGGAAATGATGGATTCAATTGGTGGGTAGGTCAAGTAGAAGGAACTGCTAGAGACGAAAAAAACAACAAAGGTGGTTATCGTTTCAAAGTAAGAATTGTTGGGGATCATCCTGGCAATCCAGAAGTTCTTTCTACTGCAGATTTACCATGGGCAAATGTAATGATGCCCGTTACAGTTCCATTCATTCCAGGAAACTCTGGTGGGGCACATCCACAATTAGAGATAGGATGTTGGGTAGTTGGATTTTATTTGGATAATGACAGACAAAAACCCATCATTATGGGTTCCATCGGTCAAACTCCAGGTGCAACTAAAGTATTTGTAGAAAGAACACCTGACACTCTTCCATTTGTTACTGCAGTTGCAAACGTAAATGTTGCAACAGATGGAGAACCATTACAAGAAGGTACAGAAAGCAATACTGCAACAGGTGGTCTTTCTGATGGAAGCACCAATGGAGATGGAAAGGAAAGAGTAAATACTCCATCTAGAAAAATCAGATCTATTAAAGATGAGGAATGGTGTCAATCTGTTGCTGAAAAATGCGACGAACCAGATATCAAGTCTCAACTGACCTTTATCATAGGTCAATTCTTAGCAGAAGTACAGAATAACGGCGGTAATATCGGCACATTTTTAGTAAATGAAGCTACTGGAAAACTTGATGAGGCAGTAGGTGTTGCTAGAAAGTACATAAACAAGGCATTACTAGTAGTAAGTGAATTTGTCGCTAGAGTAAAAGGTTTCATAATTGAGAAACTTACTGCTGGAGTCAAAGATCTTATAAATGCTTTGTTATATCCTTCTGAAGATGGCAATTCACTAACGCCAGTAACTGAGTTTTTCAATAAGCAGTTGAAAGATCTTGGATGTCAAATGGCAGATATTGGTGATCGTCTTGCAGAATGGTTGACAAACGTTTTGATGAGTTACGTGGAGCAAGTGTATAGTGCAGTTGCTTGTCAGATTGACTCTCTTGTAAATGCTATTCTGTCAAAGTTAAATTCTTTGATGGAAGAAGTATTGGGATCAGTTCTAGGACCACTAGAAGCGATTTTGGGAGTTGTTGCTGGACCACTAAATCTTATTGGCGGAGCAGTAAACTTTGTCCTAAAACTCCTAGGAATAACCTGCTCTGGACCTAATAACGAGTGCTCTAAGTATAAGCAGGTATGCGTCAACGGAGAAGAAAAGAAAAAGGAAAAAGATAAAGATTTCTTAGATGATTTGCTAGGAAGTATTGATAACTTATTCCCAGCAACGGGAGCAGATTATACTCAATATAATTGTGCAGACGCATATAAAGGAAATAGTCTTTCAATTACAACAGTAGGATTTACTGGCGGTGTTCCAAAGAACAAGAAAGAAAAGAGAATTATCTATAGTGTTGCTGATATCTTAGTAGAAGAAGGAAAAGATGCAGAATTTGTTGTTACTCGTTCTGGATACACCGAAGTTTCTTCTTCAGTATCGTATTTTACTCTTCCAGGAACTGCTACAGAAGATGTAGATTATTTGCCAGAAAAAGATATTCTTGGATTTGCTCCAGGAGAAACAGAGAAGACGATAACTATTAAAACTTTTTACTCTGCAGAAGCAGAAGGTAGTGAAAACTTCTTTATTGTGCTGAAGAAGAATACTCCAGGTAAAGGAAGTAAAGTCAAGTCATCTTTTGAAAACAATACTGCTAGATGCACTATTGTGGAAAGAAACATCACGGAACGTGGAAATGCATATCCAATAAAACCAGTAAATCCATTTGATCAGATTGCCAATACATTCCCATTAGATGAATTTGATATTCCTTCAGATCCTCCTGTAGAAATAGATCCAACAACTGGAGAACCAATAGAAGGAACTGCAGGATCAACTGTTGAGAGATATAAAGTTACCCCAGATAAATCTTCGGTAACAGAAGGGGAGTTTATTGTATATACCATCACTACTCAAAATGTAGAGAACGGAACTGTTCTCTATTACACTTTATCTGGTAATGGTATTACTCCAGATGACATTATTGGTTCTGAATTAACGGGATCAGTTGTTGTAACTTCTAATACTGCAAAGGTTACTGTTGGTATTGAAACTGATGATGTCGTTGAAACTCCAGAAGTGCTGAGATTTACTGTAAATGGAACAGGTGCTATTGCTGATGTCGTAATCTTGCCTGGCGAGACATTAGATCCAGAAGATTATGAAGAAGGAACTGGTGATTCTCCAGAAAATACATTTGAGGATTTTGTCCTACCTTCTGTAAATTCAGATGACGTTATCACAGATGATAATGGTGGTATCATACAAATCCCAATTAGTAATACTGGAGATCCTTGGTCAGAACCACCATTTGTCTTTGTTGGTGGAGAAGGTATTGGTGCAACAGCTACTGCTCTATTAGATGAAGATGGATTCATTTCAGAGATTCGCATAAAGTCAAATGGTTATGGATATAAGAAAAATCTTGCTACCGACAAAAATGTCCGTTGTATTATTGACACATTTACTGTTATTAGACCTGGAGTAAGTTATTCCGAAGAACCAAAGGTATATGTAAATGGCGAACTTGGTATTGCACAAGCAACAATAAATGATGATGGATTTGTAATTGGAGCAAGAGTCTTGGATAGAACAAGAACATATGAAAGTTTCCCCGAGATTATTGTTGTAGGTGGCGGTGGATTTGGTGCAAAACTATTGCCATCTTTGGTCTGCCTAGATACTCAAGAACTTACTACAATTGGTTCCACTAAGATTGGAACTGGTCGCTACGTTGATTGCCCATAATGCCACACGAATATCCCGCTACAACATATCCTACAGGCGTTGCTAGTCCATCAACACCTGATGAAACACAAGAACTTTCAAAGGGACCAAGATTTCAAACTTGGTACAAAGGATCTCTTACTAGATCTGAGATTTATGAGAGGATGTTTCCTGATGGTGAAACATCTGCTCTGAGGATTGATGGTCCATCTGAAGGAGCAATTGTTCTCAATAGTGTTGGTGCTGTAAAGATAATTACTGGTAAAAAGTCCAAAGAACTTGGTGCTGGTAGTGGAAAACTTTGCATTCATAGTTGGGGTCAGCAGCAACTGCATGAGAATAAGTCATGCATAGAGTATAACGCAGGTGAGGGAGAAAAGGAAGCCCTAAATGTAATTGCATATGGTGATTATGTAGAACAATCTGTTGGTGGCACTAGATACATCAAGGCACAGAAGATTGTGATTGAAGCAACAGAAGAACTGCTATTGGTTGGAAAGAATCAAGTAACTATTCAGGCAGGATCTAATGGTGGTGGTAGCATCAATATGGTTGCTGGTCAAATCACCAAAGCTACTAATAACGAGAAAGAGATTATTACAGGACAAAAACTTACTTTTGGTGTTTCTGAAAGTACAACAGTTCAATTTGATCCCAGATCATCCACAAATACTGTTTCTACAGGACATATGAATCATAAGTTCTTAGGAGATGTTAAACAGTATATTACTGGCGTAGATCAACTTATTATTGGTGGGGCAACAGTCGCTGTTCCACTCGTAAAAGCAAGAGATACTTCATATAGTGTGAATACTGTTATCGGTGGTGCATCCATCAAAGCGGCAGATACAGTCAATATTACCTCTGGTGCCACGACAAATATCACTTCTGCTGGTGTTATCAACGTAATTGGTGTTGGTAATGTCAATATCAAGGGTGCATTAATTCTACTTAACTGATTCATCAGCAATCCAAATCAAAAAGTGGCACAAGGGGGGTTGCTTTTTCGGAAGATCTCTGCTAAATTACTTGTATAGCAAATGAGGGAATGCCTCAATTACTCGCACAACCCCATGTGCTATAATGTTCAAGCGGTTGGGTAACCAACCCTCCATCTGCGGGTAATCACTCCGCAAGCAAAATCTACGAGGTATTTCAAATGATCAAATCTGTTTTCGCAGCAACTGCTGCTCTCTCCATGTCCGCTGGCGCTGCGTTCGCAGGTCCGTATGTTAACGTTGAGAACAACGCTGGTTTTACTGGCAGCGACTTCAACGGTAGCGTAACTGATTTCCATGTCGGTTACAGCGGTGAAGCAGGTGCTCTTGGTTACTACATCCAAGGCGGTCCTACTCTGGTAGCAATTGATGGTGCTGACACCGAGACTGGTTTCTCTGGTAAAGTCGGTGGTAGCGTTGCTGCAACTGAGTCGCTAAGCATCTATGGTGAAGTCTCCATGTCTACTGCTGGTCCTGGTGACAACGGTTATGGTACAAAAGCTGGTGTAACCTGGCACTTCTGATACAAAATTAAATAATTTCAAAGGGGGTCGCAAGACCCCCTTTTTTTGTATCTAAATAAACTCAAAGGCGTGAGAGGTTTTATGCTGTCTACAAACTATAGACTCCGTATGGAGTTTATTTGCGAACGAATCGCCAAGAGGGAGGAAGTTAAACTTGAGGATATGATCTGGGCAGAGAAGCTCGCTAAGACGCATAGAAGCGCTGGTACGATGCTTAGACAGGCACGTAGACGTGCATCTAACCCAGAGATGCAGAAGGGCAGCCTAGACGATTTTATGAATGCCTTAGACCTAGGTGATCCAGACCCGTCAAATCACAAAACAAATTTTGATAGTGCTGATGACATAGTGGATTGGTTTACTAGGGATAAACCCGAGGACTGGAGACAACATGACTAGTATTAGAAAAAAGAAAGAAAAGGATTCAGATCACAAATTCTTTTTATATGTGTTCTTTTTCCACTTATACAGTTCAATCTTGAATTTGTTCAAACATCATGATTGACAAAACCTCAGAAACTCAGTAGAATAACTATGTCCGAGTTTCAGAGAAGTAATGGCTTTAGGAAAACAAGTAGAAGAGAGCCTTAAAGAAGCAGAGGCTAATTTGCGTAATGCACTTGCCTTTGCAGCCCGACAAGAACGACCATGTGTTTGTAACTCAATTGCTAAGTTGATTACAGATATTGATCGTATTGGTTCATTTGATGGTATACTAGATAAACTTGAGGAGATGAGTAATGAAAAAAACGTATAAGCGTATTGACAGCAAGGGTCACGAAGAAATTTGGGAATGGAATGAGACACCTGAGCTCAAAGCATTCATCAAGCAACAGTCAATTACAAATCTGTCCACACCCCCTGTGCGACCAACATAAAGTGTGCTATAATTACTAGGTACTGAGGCAAAGACAAATGCCTCTTTTTCGGGAGTATAGCTTAACTGGTCAGAGCGGCCGCCTTATAAGCGGTGTCTTGTCTGGGTTCAATCCCCAGTATTCCCATTGCTGATATAGGCATCACCAGACGGTGCCTAGTAAGTCCTATATTAGCATTCGCTCGTCTAGCAATCTGTCGAATGCAGCGTTCTCATAAAGCGCCGAAGAGGGGTTAGATTCCCCTGACGAGCACCTAAGCGAGTATGGTGGAATCGGTAGACACACCAGACTTAAAATCTGTTGGGCACTACGCCCGTGGGAGTTCAAGTCTCCCTACTCGCACTATACATTTATCACTAAAAATATTTTTTAAAAATTCCAAATGAAATCTGATTTTTTTATTGATAAAGTTGGTAAGAATGAGATCAAAGATCTTTTATATACTTACCATTATCTCAAAGACGAATCAAAAGATTTTAAATCTGGTTTCAATTATGGACTTTATAAAAAACCTGATTGGGAGTGTCCTCTCAGAATTGGTGGATCCCTTGGTGCTTGTATTTTTACTGGTCTTCCAGTTCCAGAAATTGCCAAAGGAGCATTTGGATTAGAAAGAAATCAACAAGAAGGTTTATTTGAACTTTCTCGTCTTTGTATTCATCCAGATATTCAGAAACAAGAATATAACATAACCTCTTGGTTTGTCAGTCGTTGCATCAAAAGACTTCGTAAGGATGTAAATGTTCGTGCCATTCTCAGTTATGCTGACTCTAATCACCACTCTGGAGTTATCTACAGAGCTTGTAATTTTACTTACTATGGACTAACAGATCGTAAGAAAGACTTTTATTATGCTGATGGAACAAAGCATTCCAGAGGTCCTGTAAAAGGCGTTGAAGGCGAATGGAGAGATAGAAGTAGAAAACATAGATATCTGATGGTATTTGACAAAGAACTGAAAAAACGCTTGACTTGGCAACCTCAATCATGGTAAAATATACCAGTTAGTAAGAGTTCAAGTATTCCTGTGTAAATAGTATTATCAGGAAGTTCTGACAAAGTATGTAAATGACAAAATTCAAGTATACAATCAGCAGAAAACATGTCTTCGTTGATAATGAACCTGTATTGATGTACTATATTGAAAATATACCATTTGCATTTGATATATTGGAAGATGATGAGAAGCAAGACAAGTGGATCTTGTCTGAAGCTGCACTAAATCCAGAATATACTATGGATGATATCTTTCGGTTCTCAGATTACTTGATTGCAGAAGAGTGTCATCCTGTATTATTTGAATTAGATCTTGTGAATCCTGAAGTGTTGCCAGATGAACCAGTTTCTTGATTATTTGATTGGCGATTTTAATAACAGACGACAATCATTCTCTCATCCAACTAGATATGCTTATATTCGCATACTACATCGGAAAATTTCCGATCATCTAGTGTATGGTGAACAAGCATATGCCTATAAAGATGTCAGACCTTATAGGCAATTTGTTCTACGACCAGTTCAAGAAGAGGATAGCATACGAGTTATAAATTATGATATCAAAGATCCTCTGAGATTTGTTCGTGCTCAAAATCTAAATCTAATTACAGAGGAAGACTTGATTCTTCGTAAAGGATGTGATACAATCTTTACTTATAAAGATGATGTATATTATGGTAGTCTTGACGGTTGCGAATGTTTAGTTGATTGGAGAGGTGAAGAGACTTATCTACAAAACAAAGTGGAGTTGGGTATCAACTATTATAATGTGTATGATAAGGGTATTTGCTCCAAAACCCATGTTCAAATATGGGGATCTAAACATGGTTATTTTCAATTTGTAAAACAATAATATGTTCTGGGTAGATTATCAGCGAGTGTTATTTGATCATCTTGACTTGAATCAAGAAGACTATAAGTATCACATTCAAAACGAGACACACCTGCACTCTAGAGTTTATACTGGAGAGCATATTCTCAAGTCTCGTGAAACTTATATTGACAATAACAAGTCATTCATCTATAATAACATCATCTACCCAAAGACGGGATCTAATCTTCCATGTTTCGGAATAGATCTTATGGCATTCATGGAAAAGAAAGTCATTATTGTATTTGACTTTCAACATCCAAGAGAACATTATGAATACCATCATCCTATGATTGATAGTAATATGAGTGAATATCTAGACATTACAAAAGACATTCGCTTTTTTGAAGCAGGGAATCATTTCTCTCGTTATGTCTACGTGAAAAAATGCCATATGGATGAGGTTGGTAGTTACTTGACAGACTTTGAAAAGTATGTTAAAGTGTATGCTGACCTCTTAGAATTCACTTCTCCAACGGGATCTAACGAAACCGAGTATTGTACTTTTGATCAATACATGCTAAAATTAGATCCTGTTAGTGGATTCATGCAGTCTAACTTTGGAAAAGAATTTGCTGAAGATTATGTTCACAATTTTCTTTTCCCGTATGCCCCTGTAGCATAGTGGTAATGCAGTCGCCTTGTAAGCGAAAGACCGCAAGTTCAAATCTTGTCGGGGGCTTTGATAGGCGTTGTCTATCATACGGGTCGGGATCATCATATCCGACCCACCTGGGGAATTAGCTCAGTCTGGTAGAGTGCTTGCTTTGCACGCAAGATGTCAGGAGTTCGAGTCTCCTATTCTCCATTCCCGAATAGGGAACAAATTGGGGTGTAGCTCAGCGGTAGTAGCGGGAAGCTGTTAACTTCTAGGTCGCAGGTTCGATCCCTGCCGCCCCAGTTTTGGTATAAATAAAAAAAGTTATACCAAATAAAATGGAAACAAGAACTTACGCAGAAAGAAAAGCAAAAAATCCTGAATGGGCAAAGAAAATGGCAGATCGTGTATCTGCTACCCGTAGGAAAAATGTTGCTATTCTAAAGGAAGAAGCAGGAAACTGTTGTTCTAAATGTGGATATAACAAATGTATTGCAGCATTAGAATTTCACCATCCTGATCCTTCAGTAAAAGAAAGCAAAGTTATTGGTTCCACTGCTTCTCTTGAAAAACAAAGAGTAGAAGCAAACAAATGTGTTTTACTCTGCGCTAATTGTCACAGAGAAGCACATTGGAATAAAGGGTAGATGTCCGAGTGGTTAAAGGAGGCGGACTGTAAATCCGCTGGCTCTGCCTACGTTGGTTCAAATCCAACTCTACCCATTTTGGAGGTTGTATGAATATTCGTGGTGATTGCACTTGGAAAGAGCAATTTGATTACATCTTTTTGTGTATTAGAGAATCAATCAAGATTGCCATATCCTAAGATATAAATACTCTGAGATAAGAAAAATTCAGGGTTCTAGTAATTATGGCTCTTACAAGACTTGATAATCTGTATTCAAGTAAGACAGGAAAATATCTTTATGTTTCACCTGATGATTTTAATGCAACAGACGAACTTGATAATAGAGGTAATTCTCCACTAAGACCATTCAAGACAATTCAAAGGGCGTTTATTGAAGTTGCTAGATATTCATACGTTCCAGGTAGTGTAGATAGATTTGACCAGTTTAGCATCATGTTGATGCCTGGTAACCACTATATTGATAACCGTCCTGGTCTAGTAGACACAAGTCTATCTCCAGAATTTTCATTTGATCAATCAAATAATGAATGGACAGACAACTCCATTCTAGATCTTAGTAATTCAGACAACGTTTTATATAAATTCAACGCAAAAACTGGTGGAGCTATTGTTCCTAGAGGTTGTTCACTCGTAGGTTATGACCTTCGTAGAACTATTATTCGTCCTCTATATGTTCCAGATCCAGTAGACAAAGATGTTGAGAGAACATCTATCTTCAATCTAACTGGTGGTTGCTATCTATGGCAGTTTACCATCAAAGACGGAGATCTAACAGAAAATTCTCCTCTATTTAATAGTACTGATAATGTAGGTAAAGTCTACACTCAACCAGAAGGAACTTCTGCGAGTCTTAAGACTCCTGAGTTCTCTCACCACAAAATCTGCATCATGGAGTATGCAGAGAATCAAGAACTTGATCTTTACTATGAGAAGATTGGTAAGGCATTCAGTCAATTCCAACCAACGATTGATGATGCTGGCGAACTAGATCCTCTTGTACAAGAGAATAGAATTGTTGGACCTCTATCTGACAGCAGAACTATTGATAGTCTAAGAATTGATGATATCGGTGGATCTCAATCTAGAGTCACAATTACTACTAAGATTGACCATGGATATTTTGAAGGTCAGTCAGTTGCAGTTCTAAACACAGAACTGGATGAAGAACTGAATGGAACCTTTAGAATTTCTATTGATAGCAACAACGCTAAAGTATTCACTTATACTTTAGATGTTGTATCTGCAAGTCTGGGTCTTGTTTCTGGGGATACTTACACTACCAGCACAATTCCTAATGCACTTGGTGCTAGTGCAATTTCTCTTGCTGAAATTGACTCTGTTGAGTCTGCATCTCCATACGTATTCAACTGCTCCATTAGATCTACTTGGGGTCAGTGTGGCATGTGGGCAAACGGATCCAAGGCAACTGGTTTCCGTTCCATGGTTGTTGCTCAGTACACGGGTGTTTCGCTGCAGAAAGATGACCGTGCTTTCATTCGTTACGATAGATTTACCAACACATGGAATCAAGCATCTTCTGTAGATGCATTTGCTACGGTTCCTTATCACACCAAGGGTGATGCATACTGGAAGGATGATTGGAGAAACTTCCACATTCGTGCTTCTGATGATGCTTTTATCCAGTGCGTTTCGGTCTTTGCTGTTGGATTCTTTGATCACTTCTTGATGGAATCTGGTGGTGATATGTCTATCACCAACTCTAACTCCAACTTCGGTAACACTTCACTACATGCTATTGGACACAAAGGATTTGCGTTCAACCAAGACAAGGGTGGATATATTACTGACATCATTCCACCTAAAGTTGTAAACGATTCTAGAGCAACCTCAGAGAAGATTCAGTACTATACATTTGATATTCTTCAGTCAAATGATATTGCTAATAATACCAGCATCTATCTTGGTTCTGATACTGCAACAAATCCAGAAGATACTCCTGCAGTTACGATTAGTGGATATAGAATTGGTGCAAGAGCAATGAGAAAGTCTATGTAAAACTTGATCCAATTACTCCTGGTGGTAATACAGAGTTTAATGCTACTCTATCCCCAAGTGGATTCAAGAGATATAGCACATCACTTTCTACACTAAATCCACCAACAATTAGCAATTTCCTTGATAACTATGCACAGGATGCTGCTAATCAAATCAATAACAATAAGCAGTTCATTCAGAATGAGGCTTATGCATATATCATCAATAAGTATCCTACATTAGATCCTGATAGTCCAACTTTCAAAGGTGGTATTGATATCACCAAGTGTAAGAGAGATATTGGTTATATTGTAGATGCTGTTGTAACGGACCTTCGCCTTACACTCAATAGTTTTGTAGAAGACGATACATCAAATATCAACGTAATTCAAGCAGCAGAAGCATATTATGTTGGTGGTCAGTTAGATTATATTGAAAATGAACTAACGGAAACTCTAGAAGCATGGGATTATGTAAAGAATCTCTCAATTGCTGCTATGCGCAATTGGGATTATCTGATTGGACCTGTTGGTGGTAACCCTGGATGCATTATTTCTTCTGGTTCTGATGTTATTGATGTTGGAGATAATACTGGTCTTGTAGTTGGTATGAGTGTTGGAGAATACACTCAGAATGATTTTACTAATGGTAAATTGAATGCTGGCGCAACTCCTGTTATTACAAATATTCCAGCTGGAATTACAATTACTGAACTAATTAATAACGATAGCATTAGAATCTCTCAGAATGCAGTCGGTAATAATGGAAATGCTTTCTTGTATTTTGATCTCACCGCAGGTTTCTATGACACTAGCGTAGCACCTGTTTCTGATGATACAATTGTTCAGGATACTGCATATCCTGAGTGTGGAAATATTTCTACTCTAATTGAAAGTTACTTTGAAGACATTAGTGCAGTTCTTGGTGGTCAACCAGTAGTCAGAAGAGAATCTCAGATCAATACAGATGATCTTGCTGTAAGAGCAACTGTATTTACAGTAAATACTGGTGGAAATACTTCTAACCCACATAACTTCCAGACTGGAACACCAGTAAGACTTGTTCCTAGAGCAAAAGCAGGAACAAACCCAGACAAGAGACTCATTAGATTACCTCTTGGTTTCAACACAAATCAGAAGTATTATGTAATTGCACCTGGAAGAAAGACATACCCTTACGATTACTCAACTGGTGTGTTTCCAAAGACTGCAACAACTCAGTTGTTACTAGCAACAAGTCCTGAGAATGCTGCAGCTGGTATCTATATCTACTCACCAGAGACAGATACGATTGATACGGACGTTGAAATTGATATCTATCAGTACGTTCTTGATAACAAGTATGATCTATTGAAGTATACTTGTAACATCGCTGCTGATGGAACAATCTCTAGCGATGTATCTCATAATTTTGATGATCCAATAACTGTTCCACAAAAAATCTTCTTTAGAAGAGCATCTGATATTAATGATTCTACCCTACCTTCAATCGCAGGTGGAGCACAGATTGACGATCAAACATTCTTCTATGCTAAGTATGTAAAAGATTCTGGATCTATTCCACAGAAGAAGTTTAGTGTACACACTTCTTTTGCTGATGCTGTAAGTGGTGCAAATTCTATTACTTTCCAAGCAGGAAGTGGATCTAATTTCTACGTATTCTCTGATAAGAGAGAAAGTCCAGTAAGATTTGATCCTACTGTTGGTAATTCAGGTCTTTGGTATCTGAATGTTCTTGACCAGTCAAGTGGCAATTCTCCATCAAATACATCTATTCTTGCAAGATTCCATCGTTCTGATTATGATGATGCATCTGGTAAGATTAGAACAACTGATAGTTGGTACGAAAGACTAACCGATAGTAGAGTAAAAGAAGATAGAATTTATAGATTTAGATACGTAATTCCTCAGTATCTAAAGGCAGTTCGTGATCCTCTAAATGGATTTGTTCTAAAGCTTAGAACTGATGATATCAGAAGACTTGTACCACAGAGATTGGTTCTAAAACCAGCTGGATCTGGAGCACAGTTTTGTGAACTTAGAAATCCATCTCAGAGTAATGAAATTCTTGGTCTAAAGTCAGATGAGTATGGAAATATTATCCCTTCATATGATCCATACGTCAGTCCTGTACAACTTGAAACGAATTCTAAGATTGCATTTAATGTTCAGTCTGCTCGTAAGACTGCTGATGGTTTCTTAGAAATAACTGTATTTGATCATCAGGCAATTAATGCTAATCTAAAAGGTAAGTCGTTTACTGTATTGAAAATTGCTCCTCCTCAGGGTGGAACAATTCTTGCAAGTTCTACTCAATCAGTATCTACCAACGAAATCTCTTGGACTGGTAATAGTTCTGGTACTGGTTATGTTCAGGCAATAATTGAAGTACCAAACAGCACAGAATGGTATCTGGTACTCAAAGATGTTCAGGGAACAATTGAATATGATAGATATAATGCAACTACATTTACACAAGGACTTGTAACAACTACATTACTCGCAAAACCAGATAGCGTTGGTGATCCAGATGGAAGAAGTAAGTCATCTAGAGATGATTATCTGTATGCTATCCCAAGAGCTGGTTTCTATACCGCAGTTCCTGGAGATATTATTAACGTTGATGGCGATGATTACTATATTTCCGCAGTAACTGATGCAAAAGAAATTGAAGATACTTTCTATATCTTTGATATTGAAGAACTACAAGAAAGAATCTCTGGTCAGCAAGATGGCGTTTACTATCTAACTGCGGTAAGAGGTAATATTTCTCCATTCCCACAAGGTCCTGGAGTTGGTGATAACTTCAAGAACTTCAAGTTCTCTCAACCAATTTCGCAACTGTATCCTTTAGACTACAAGAACGATCCTCTATGGTTCAAAGCTGTTGATAGCACCCTTGTAGATCCTCCTGAGACTATCTCAGCAGCAGATAACTATGTACATGGTCTGGTTACAGTAAACGATAGTAAGAATAGTGAAACTAAAGAATCTACTTTAGACTTTATCAATACTCTTGAAATCAACAATCTGTTTACAAATACTGAAACGGATGCTAATGGCGCAATTATTGATAACAGAATCCGTGCTCAGTCTGGTAATGCAACATCTGGTTCTGAAGATAGAAAGATTCCAATCTTTGGTGATCTTCTAACACCTTCTGAATCAAAACTATATGTTGAGCTACGCAGACCTTCTATTGCAAGATCTGGTAACCACACATTTGAATATCTAGGTTTTGGTCCTGGTAACTACTCAACTGGTTTCCCACTACGTCAGGAAGTTGTACTATCTGATAAGCAAGACTTCTATGCTCAAGCAAAGCGTGAGGATAGCGGTATCGTCTTCTATACGGGTCTAAACTCTAACGGTGACCTTTATATCGGTAATCGTAAGATCAACGCTATTACAGGCGAAGAGACATTCCTTGAGGCAGCAGTTCTTGAGTCTTCTGAAGATGATAGCGATGATCTAGGTGGCCTCGTTACTACCTTTGAAACTCCTGTTACTTTCCAGGATAAGATTACTGTAGAAGGAGATGCATTCTTCAATAATCCTGTTGAAATTAACGTTGATGCAACTGATGAAGATGTATCACTTAGAATCTACAGCAAGGTTGAAGAGTCTGATGATCCAACACTATCTAGATCTTCGTTTATTAGACCTAATGATGGTGATATTGTTCTTTCCAAGAACAGAATTGATGCAGCAATCTTTGCATTCAATCCAAGAGGAAAAGTATCAGATCCTGGACAGAACTACTCTATTAGAACTCATACCCGTAGTGATGGTTCAAGTGCTGGTATTCCAACTAACTATACACCAGATCAAGATAAATCCCCAACTAGCGATCAGTATGTAACTTATGGTGGTCAACCTCCTAGTGCAGGTGATATTCTGCTCAAGGGAATTGAAGTTGGTAGCACGGGATCTCTTGGATGGATCTATTCAAATGGATACACACAAGTTGGAAGTTCTAGTATCTTTAGTCTGCAGACATTCGGAAACACTATTGTTAGAATTACCTGGGGGGATGCTACAACAGGTGCACCAATATCTAATGAAAATCTTGGCGTAAAAGTTGGTGATTTAGTAAAAATTAGTGCCTTTAGCGAACCATCTGTTAATGGTATTTGGGCAGTAAGGTCTCAAAATTATTCTACTTCTGCTAATTTTGTTGAGATTGCAATTCAAAATAATGTTGCTGCGCAGATATACAATTGGTCTAATCAAACTGCTGCAAAACTCTTTATATCTCAATCTAAGTGGAAAGAACTTGGAGTTATTGGATCTGAATCACTTAGAACCAATACTGATACTCTTGGTAACTATAAACTTGGTATCAATACTACTGCCAGATCTTCGGCAAGTGCTTATAAGAATGCATTTGTTGAATCTGGTAATACTGATCCCCGTGCAAACTTAGATGTTGTTGGTAATGCATTTATTAGTGGTAAAGAATTAGCATATTCTAATAAATCTGAAACAGACTTAGATGAAGCATTATTAGTCGGTGGATCTAGTCAAAATCCTAATCAAAATGCTACATTTAGGGTGATGACCACTAATGATGGTAGAGTTGGAATTAATGTAAGCAGAGATGAACTCACAAAGACTCTTGTAGTAAATGGAGATTCGTCATTTACTGGTGATGCTACATTTGACCAGTCTGGATCATTTGGTGTAGATCTTACCGTTACTCGTGATCTTGCAGTCAACGGTGGAGATATCACTACTACTGCAGAAACATTCAACCTAATCAACTCTAGTGTAGAAACTCTAAACTTTGCTTCAACAGCAAATGTAGTTTCTCTAGTTGATGGTGCAGAGACACTAACTATTGCGAATGATTCTACTGGCGCACAAACAATTGATATTGGAACTTCCGCAACAAGTTCTATTATCACTATTGGTGGTGCAACTTCTACTCCTCAAAACTCCATCTTTACAGTTAGAAATTATCAAACAATCCTAGGTGGTAGTCTTGAGATTGCAGCAGGATCATTCCAGACAGATGATAATGGATCTGCTTCTCAGCCATTACAATTGTGGACGAGAAATGGTGCTGCTGCTTATGTTGATGCATTTACAAGAGCTGTACAACTGAGACTCGGTGCTATTGCTGGCACTACAACAATTAGAAACCAATTCAAGGTAAATGGTGATGCTCAGTTTGATGGTGACTTTACTATCAACGGAGGAAACAATACTGGTCAACTTCAGGTCTCTAGAGGTCAACTAGGAAGTACAGCAACTTCTCACTTTATCGGTGATATCAACTCTCTAAATGTTGATTATTATAGAGCAATTGAAGAAATTACTGAAGTTGTTGGAATTGAAACCCGTGTTGATACTGCTGGTACTGGAGTATGGTCATCTACTGATACTCTATTGTTCCTACAAACTAGTCAGAATGGAACTGGAACCGTAGATGGTGCTTTACAGGATTCTGTAAATGGTCAAAGTCCTCTTACAGGAATTAGTATTGGTGATTTCCTTCTAATTGATAGTGAAATTGTTGAAGTTGTTGCTCCTGGTCCTGGACAAAATCCTTCTACTGGTGCTTATGAAATTCCAGTAGCAAGGGGTGCTGAGTGTACTACTGCTGCAGCACATACCGATAATACAATTATCACCAAACTTGAAAAGACCACTAATGCTACTTTCCTAACAGAAAATATCAACAATTCTCAACAGAGTGTAACTCTAGGTGAATTTGGTGGTGCTTTTGAAATTGGTGACTATCTGAGATTTAGTGCTGGTGAAACTTGCCCATCTGGAGAATTTGTAAAAATCTTTGATATCAGTCTATCTGACGCTAAAGACTTTAGAATCAACGATGGTGATGGTAATGATAGATTCGTTGTTGATAGTGTTTGTGGAGCAGTAACATCTACTCTTACAGATGTTTGTGACTTTACAGTTCAATTGACAACTAATAACAATCAGTTTATTGTTGCTAGCAATACTTCCTCAACTCCAGAACTCACAATTTCTAGAGATGGAACTCTAACTATTGTTGGAGATGGAGCACTTTCAACTCCTGCAGCAGTTCTTGGAGGAGCAGGATCTGCAGCATTTACTGGTGATCTTCTAATCACTAGCACAAATGCAAATGATACTACTCTTGATAATGGCAGACTGAAACTAACTCAGTCTAGTGGAGATCTTGATATTGCTGGTGGTATTGATCTAGATGGTAATATTAGAGTTTATACTGGTTCTACTGGAATCAACTTTGCTGGTACTCCAACTTTACAATTTACTACCTCCAATTCCAATCTCACTATTTCTTTTGAAGGAAATACATCTCTGGAATACAATGGAAGCACTCGTGATTTATCTATAGCATCTGCGGATGGAGATTCAATTTTTGATTTTAGTGGTTTAAATTCTGATCTTACACTTAGATCTGGTGGAGTAGATACTTTACAATTCTTAGGTAGTACTGGAAATCTAACAATAAATGGAGATTTCACAGTAAATAGTAATACAGTTGGAAAAACTTCATCAAAAATTAAAACTGATGGAAGTTTAGATCTTGGTGGAATTGAAAACTTCTACAGTAGCAGTGGTGGTAGAAAGTGGGTATATATTGGAACTAGAAGTAATAATCAAACTTCGGCTCAATCTGATCCTCAATTCAACTTAATTTCAAATGTAAATTATTTTGTTGGGACTTCTGGAGCTTCTTCCCCTGATCAATTAATTCTTCTTTTGCCAGCAAATCCAAAAACTGGAGATACTATTAGATTTGTTGATGTTTCGGGAAATACTTCTAACCTTTCTCAACTAGTAATAAGAGCATCTGATGGAAATATTCAGGGAGATGCAACTGGCACAACTATTGGAATGCCAGTAGTAGCAGGTGTTCCTCAAGTATTTGATGGGGGAGAGTTGATTATCAATACTCCTAATGCAGCATTTGGATTAGTTTATAACGGAGAAACTAGCGCTCCACCGCAAGCACAAGGATGGTGGTTAATGGAGATCTAAAATGGCAGTAAACTACAATAGAACAAAATCACTAAAGGGACTGGCTGTGGGGACAATTGTCCCCTGGTCTGGTTCTCTATCTGGTCCTTCTGGAATACCAAAAGGATGGTTAGCTTGTAATGGTAGTGGATATCCTGTGGATAGATATCCAGAATTATTTGAAATCATTGGTTATCGTTATACAGCAGGTGCCTCTGAAACTAGTCCCACGATTACTTTTAATCTTCCCAATCTTCCTGGAAAATCTTTAGGTGATTATCATCCTTCTCATGCTACTGATTGTGGATATACTGGAAACTTTGCCTCCTCTCTCCCAACAACTTCGGATAGTCCAGCTGAAGTTACTGGAGTTCAATCATCTAATGTTGATCTTAAAGTTAGTTTAAATTTGGTATCAAATTTACGAGCAAATATGACTGGAATGAATCTTTCATCTCCTAGTTATTCGACAACTTTTAGTTATGTCCCTAGGAGACTTGGAGATGCGCACTTTGGTACTCATGGTCATAATACCGTGGAATTGCCATCTATTAGCGTAACTGATAGTGAGATTGAAGAGTGTCAAGATACTGGTGGAATTGGATTTGTTCCTGATACTTGTACAGAACAAGAAATTTATAAATGTTCGAACGTAAATACTGGAGATGATGATTTCTGCAGACCAGCGTGGGATGGTGGAAGACATGTCGGTAGAGGTCAAAATCCTTATGGAACTAATGCGGGGGAAATGCAAAGAGTTGATACTCCTGGAAGTAAAAATTATATTAGAAAAAGTGATGACTGTGTTTTATATAATGAGAGGTCTGCAGATCTTATAGATATTGATCCAGATGTAAATGTGGGAGATGATGCCCCTTGGGCTGGTATATATGGAACTACTTTGATGACTGATAACGTTAATTTTCAAGTTCCCAACATGACTGGACATGATCATGTTACTCAGTCTTTGAGTATTGAGTCTTCTGGAGTTTTTACAAAAGAAACCGTTAGGATAAATACAATAAGTTCTGGAAATATTGCTCCTGTAGATGCTGATACCGCAGAAGTTTTATCGATAACTGCTAACGTCAATACCCCTTCAATTCAAATGCTTTTTATAATAAAGGCTTACTAATATGGCATCATACTATTCATTTCAAAAAGGAAAATTTGGTGGGGTAGTAGGAACAATATTCCCATTTACTAGAACTCTGGAGGGAGATAGACCAGATGGTGCTGATTGGAAGACATATGCTCCTGCTGGGTATTTACGATGTGATGGATCTATTTTGAATGCGGATGAGTATATTGCTTTAGCAGAAGTTATTGGTGTTGGAGATGATTGTATATACAAAAAGGATAATATAATTCTCGAAAATAGAGATGAAAATGGAACTGGAGGTCAAATACAACTACCAGATTTTGGAAGTAAATATTTGTCCGCATCGACTTCTAATACTGCTTTAGTTTCTGATGCAACAGCAATACAGCAAACTACTGGAGCAACAGTTGAACGTGTTGGAGTTGGTGTTGATATAACTTCAAATCAGGGAGAAGAAATAACTGTTAATTATAGTGGTAATTTTGTCATTCCTACGACTGATATACCAATTTCTGGAAATTTTGTTATGAATGTTCCATTTCAGAGTGCGGTTTCGCAGATAACAGAGGATCAAATATTGACACATGGACATTATTCAACTGTTGCTAGGCTAGCTACTCAAAATGTTAATACCAGAGAGTGGGATAATGGAGGCGCTTCAGGTACTGTATCTCCAACAGTTGCTCCATATGAAGAATTTCCAGTTGGAACCTCTGGAAGCGTTATATCTACACAGCACGAACATGGTGTACAAAGAACTAATCCAACTACTAATATTGCTGCGCAGTTAAA